CTTTTAGCAAAACTACCTTGTTTTGAAGATGTATTAGCACCTCCTCTTTCAGAAATAGTTTCTTCTTTTTTCATACCTTGTTTTTTTAATCTATCAACATCTGGCATAGACATAGCGTTTTCATCTTTACCTTTGTGCATTTTATCTACTTTATTAAAAAAAGATTTCTTTTCTGCACCTGTCATTTGACCTAAAGGTTTACCCTCTTTGTCTAATGCTTTTTTAAATTTATCTTGGTAGTCATTTTCCATAACTTTGTTTTGCATTTGTTTTGCAACATCTTCAATACTACCTTCTTTTGTTTTTAAATATTTTGTCATTTTAATTTTTCCCTCTTACTTGTTTTGCTAAATCTTTATCTGCACCACCCCAGGTACCAGATGATTTAGTTACAAAAGAGTTTACTCTAGCAAATGCCCATTGTTGTTGAGTTGTGCCTGGTCTATGACCACCTCTCCACGCCGCCATACCTCTATCGTAAACTTTTTTTAATATTGAATAAGGCATACCTGTTTTTTCTGCCTTATTTTTTAGACCTTTAATTGTTTCATAAACTAATCTCGCACCTTCGTGTACATTTTTATTTTCATTAGCAGTTTTTAATGCTCTCGCAATAGTAGATACTTTAGATAAACCTTTACCAATCTTTTCTATTTCTCTTACTGCACCACTATAATTACCATCACTCTTTACAGCAATTTTCATTGCCTTTGCAACTTTATCAGGACCGTATTGTGTAGGGTCTGACTCTACCATTCTTTTTGGTCTTATTCTTTGTTCTTTAACAGGTGATGTATTTCTACCCATTTTATTAATTACAAATCCTCTTTTTCTTAAATTAGCTGCCTTGTTTTGTAAATCTGCTAAAGTCTTTGCGTCTTCAAAACCAGCGTGTTTGCCGTATCTATCATCATAAGATAATCTAAAAGGTGCCTTACCTTCTTTAACTTCGGCAGGATTATATTCTGATACTCTATAAGTTGATGGTGCTTGTAATCTGTCAGATGTTCTTTCAATACTTTCTATATCAACATCTTCTACACTACCACCGCCACCTGGACCAATTTTTTTTCTATCTCTTGCCTTATCTAATTCTTTATATGCTTTTTGTTCAGCGGCCTGTTCATTAGGTGCGTCTATCACCATATGAAAACCATCATAACTTCCTATGCCTCTATATCCTAATTGACCTTCTATTTGCCATCTTGCTTCTTTTGCAAGTATTTTTTTAGCAATTTCGTGTCCTTTAGTTATAGTTTTCTTTTCTAAAGGTTTCTCATCATTCATAGATTTTTTTGCCTGTGCCATACCAATAGCGTAAGCGTCATCTTTTGCCATCTCTTTAACTACTTCTATTTTTTTAGTCGTTCTTAAATCGCCAGTTTTATACCACTTAACAAATTTTTCTGCTTCTTCTTTAGATTTGTATGTACCGTGTATAAATTTACCACCGTCTTTTTTAGTTACCTGTACAGCAAATTTTTCTTCTAGTTTACCTGCCCAATTAATATCATCATTTTCTTTAACATCTTTTTTTTCTTTTTCTTTTTCTGCTTTATCTTTTAAATATTTGTGTGCAACACCTACCGTTAAAGGTACTTCACCTGTTTCTTTATTAGGTTCTGGTTTAACTGCTTTGTTCTTTTCGTTTTCTAATTTAGTTTTAAGAAGTTCTATCTGACCTTTAGCAGTAGTTAATTGTGCTTCTAAAGCGTCTGTATCTTTTTCTTTTGCAAGAGCAATCTTACCTGCAGGACCTATCTTACCATCTTTTCCAGGTTCTAATTTAGGTTCTTCTTTATCTTCTTTTACAGGCATACCTTTTTGTACCATACGAGATAATGCAAGACCTGATAAGAAAGGTATCTTTTTCTTTCTTAAAGCGTCCATAGCACTATCAGGTATTCTTTTGAATATCTGTCTTAATTTATTTGCGTTGTCAACTGAAATTGTTTTACCTTTTAATCCAGCATATTGTCTTGCCAATACATCTAATTGACTATCAGAAAATTCTTGTAAGTCGTTGTCTTCACCTAAAATTTTCTTAACCGTACCTAGTGGTAGTTTTAATGCCTTAGCAATTTCTTTAGCAGATTTACCTTCTTCGTCAGCAGTAAATATATCTTTCATTCTGCCTTCGTCAATCTGTATCATTTGATCCATTAATGTTCTAATATGTGTTGTCATTGTTCTCCCTTATAGTGCCGAATAAATTTCGTCCCAATTTTTTACTTTTCTTTTTAAATCTGCCATCATCATTCTTTCAAGTCTTTGTCTAATAGTAATAGCGTCATTACCGATAACTCTAGCATATTTGTCGTGTATCATTTCAAGTGATGTATAAGTAGCTGCCAAATTAGTATCTCTTAAAATTTCTTTTGCAATATATCTTCTTGCCTCAAAATGATTATTACTTGCCGTTTTTGCTCTGATATATTGTAAATTAGTTTTAGACGCAACGGTAGCTTCTAATAAATTTTCTCTAACTTCTTTTAATGTTCTACTCATATTCTTTTATCTCTAGTTTTAGTTCACCATTACCTTTATGTAATCTGTGAAACGACTCTTTGTTTATATAATAATTTTGTCCAACTTGTAATTCAGTAGGCAACTCATTATCATATTGTAATTTCCAACCTGTACCATATACTACTTTAACTTTTCTATCTTTTTTATCTTTATGCCAAAGTAGTTGTTCTTTTTTCACACTCTTTTTAAAAACTCTAGTGAAGATGTTTTTAACACCTGCATTATCAAAGTCTTCAAAAGGTTTATAATAATCTTCTAACATTACCAAAAGAAATTTCCACCACCACTCATTCCTAAACTCTTTGCATATCTAGGCAAATTACACGCCCAATAAGCAGCACTTGTTTTATCTTTTTGTTGAGCACATTTGTGCCTAGCAGCAAAAGATTTTCTTGCCTCAGGATCTTTTAACTTAACACTTAAACCAGTAGTGTCACCCCAAGTAACTTTCTTAATCTTATCTCCGTCTTTAACAAAGACATAAAACTTTTTAGGTCCACCTCTTTTAGGTTTATTAAGCGGTGGATCTTTTTCGTCTTCAGATACCTGTATAGGTACATCTAAAGGCACTTTTCTTTTTTCATACAGACCAAATTCACCAATATCTGTATTAAGTAATTCTTTATCAAAAGCAGTTAATTCAGTTAATAATCCTTCATTATATAACTCTCTTGCTTCTCTAAACAATTTGTAAAATTCTTCACTATGAACCCTATAAATGTTCTCGGCGAACGGTATATTGTTCTCTATATGATAGTGTACCGATTTTGATATTCTATCTTTATAATCTGAAAAACTTAACATTACAAATTCCTTATCATTTTAGATACAACTTCGGATAACTTTTTCTGCCATTCTTCTTTGTATCTTTCCTTATATTTATCTATTGTTTCACTTGAAGTTGCCCAATCGTTGACATCTTTTACAGAAATATCATCACTTATTGGTCTATTTACTACTTGATTTCCTGAAGTACCATCTACTGCTGGTTTGTATGAACCACCTTGATAATTAGGGTCATATCCGTCTTGTCCAGGCGTAATTGATACAGCGTGTTGAGCATAATCGTGTCCTATATCGTATGACTCTTTAATTTTATCATAGTTCTTTTTAAACCAAGCGTGTGCTAGTGTCTTATCTCTAGTCTTAAATACTTCTTTTCCATCACCGTTTAATACACTATATACTCCGTTTGCTGATGATACATAAGGTTTTTGTTTTCTTTCAGTAACCTCTCCGTACATCTGTTTAAATTTCTTTGTATGTACACTTGGTTTTGTCTTTGCGTCTTTATCGCCAGGTGCAGGATCATTGTCATTTTTAGTAGTATCTGTCTTTTTAAAATGATCTGCTCTTTTATTCTTTGTGTCTTTTGACATATCTTTGTAATACTTTTTAGGTTGTGTTCCGTCTTTTTTCTTAACATCTTTGTCTTGTGGCAACCTATCCATATCTTCTTTAGTAGAAACTGCTGTAAAGCCGTAATCTACATCTAAATTGTGTTCTCTCACTTGTGCCTCTCTATCTGCTGGATTAGGTAAACAATCCCATATCCACGCTTTGTGTAAATTGTTGTTGTTATCTTCTAGTACAATATAATTTGTACCTTTTCTTATCACTTTTCCATCTATATCTTCTTTGACATATTTAATTTTATCTCCTATATTAAAGATCATTTCTCTAATATATAAATCTCTAATTTGATTTTGTTCAAATTCTTGTAAGGTTTTTATCGGTCTAAAGTTAGTATCGTATTCCATACTTGCTACTAATCTCATTCCTTTTCTTACATCTTTAAATAAATCATCTGCATTTCTGTATGATGATGGTACACCTCTTTTGAAACTAGTAAAATCATCTTTACTAGCGGCATCCCTCATCTTACTTGCACTCATACCTGATACGCCTTCAGCGTCTGGATCTCTTTCACCTGCTGATAGTACATTGATATTATCAAAGTTATAATATCCGTGCCTACTTCTTACATCATTATACTTGTTAAGTATTGTTTCAAACTCTCTAACTCTATCACTACCTACGACCATAAAGATTTCAGTATATCCTTGTCTATGTAATTTACTTGCTATATCTAAAATCATATTAGTGTTATTGATTTCAATGTTTCTACTATATCTAGGAAACATCATTTTCATATGAGTTAGTTTTGTTCTAGGTGATAATGGATTCTTTTTAGGATCATTACTTCTACTTAAATATATTTTAAATGTATCTGCTCTGACACTTGCAACTTTATTAATTAGTTTTTCGTGTCCAGATGTTGGTGGATTAAATCTACCAAATGTAAATGCAATTGATTTTCTTCTCTTTTCATTTATACTTAAATCATCTATCTCTTTATCAGTTACCACACCATCATCTAATATCTTCTTACAATATTTGTAGAAAGTTATATAATGGTATTTCTCTAACATCTTATAGATTACTGCTTTAGGTAATCTATTTTTAATTCCAAATTGTCTTATTTGTTCAGGCGACATATCACTATCAAATGCTTTTCTTCTATCTGCGATAACTACATCACCTATTTTTATTATGTCTTCTATACTATCTTCTATTTCTTCTAACTTATCTTTTACTTTGTCTTGTAAATTTAAAACATCATTAGTTGTTAATCCTTTTAATTCTTTATAATCTATAATATCTCTTTTTAATTCACCTTTAATAACATCTATCTCTTGTACTTTTTTCTCAAAATCTTTTACATATAAAGAAGGATCAAATTCAAAATCTTCAGGTCTTTTTACAAATTTGTTTTTACCTATATCAAATACTGCGTCTGCCTTTTTATTCTGATCTTCGTAAGTTTGTTTATCTGTAATAAAATAATAGTTAATAGGATGTCGTGTGCCAGGTATTAGTTTACCATTTACACTATCTGGTGATTTAGCAGACAAATACTTTTGAGATAATCTTAATCTTTCTTCTTCTTGTTTTTCTTTTGGTACATCAAACAATACATTAATGTCAAGGTCAGCGTCATCTCTATATCTTCTAGTTAAGATAGAACCTATTAAAGAATAATCTAATATAGGATATTCTTTTTTAAATTCTGTAAATTGTTTCATAATCATACCTATAATTTCAGGTTTGATTTTAGGGTCTTTAGATTCTGGATTAGAGAATACACCTACAGCATAAGTCTGTCTAGGTATATCTATGACTGCCTCATCTTGTTGTTTATCTTTTAGATGTTTAAATATGTAATCTTTAAATCTCATATTCTTTTCTTTGCCTCTAACTCTCTTTTAATCCACGACATTGCAATTTGTGTTTCTGGTTTAGTTCTCAATCTACTTCTAATAAACCTTGAAGCAGTATTTAAAGTTTGTGTAACTAACTCTTTATCATCTTTATTGTTATCTACTATTAATAGTTTACTATGTCCAAATACTTTTTGAAACGCACCCATATTTGCTTGAACACCTTTCCAACTTTTTTGTACTATGTATTCTGGTATTGATCTACTTCTAGTTCTATTTCTTTCTAACGCAACTTCTAAACTTGTATTAACAAATACCATATAACAATCGTATCCAATATTTCTTAATAAATTATATTGTCTTTGTATTGAAGAATAATCTCTTGCTGTACTATCTATAATCATACCTAGTCTGCCTTTTAAATATTGATCCATTTGTTTTCCAACAAATTCTTTTGCACCTTGTCTAATTCTATCTCTAAAATATTTTTCTTCATCTGGCATTTTTAATGATAGATTTGCCTTTCTTAAATCTCTTTCAAATTTAACATCTGAATTAACTAGTTTTAAACCTGTACCTGCAAATGCTGATTGAGTTACAAAAGTCTTACCTGAACCAGGACCACCTGCAAGAAAAAATGCCTTGAAGATACCTGGATCGTAAACACCTTCGTTAATATAATCTCTAACTTCTTGTAAAGTTTTTTTCATTATCCTTTTACCCAATCTTTTGCAATAGTAAAGTTTGCTCTACTAAATTCTAATCTATCTACAAGTTTAACTGCACCTGCTTTTCTATCTACTGCAACAAATCCTTCTGGATTAGTTACTCTATAACCATTAGGTGTTCTAATAAAATGTCCTATTGATTGTATCTGTGATAGTTTTTGTATTAAAAAATTCTTTGCATTTGCTAAACTCACGTGGGAGGCAATAGCAAAATATAAAGTAGTTCTATTTCTATCTATAAATCTCAAACCGTCTTTCTTTGCCTGAATATATTTCTCTTTACCTTTAGCAGTTTTTCTATCACTAATCTCAGCAGTTAATATCTGATCGTAATATTCTCTAAACATATCTTGTAAAGTTTTAACTTTACCCATATGACCTTGTGTGTTTCTAATATAATGATTGAAAAATGCTTTTAACCTAAACCCTACTGATAAAGGATCGTTTGATTTCATTACATTTAATAAAGGCGCTGCCTTTGATAATGAACCTTGTGCCATTCTTATTAGTCCATCAAATCTTCCTAACTCTCCAGATGTAAATGTAGATGATCCTGAAGTATCGGTATAACCAGCACTTGCTAAATAAACTGCTGATGATCCTGACTTACCACTTATTGTACCAAACCCAGCAGTTAAAGATGACATAGTTTTGCCTGTATAGAAAGTATGAAATACTATTCCTATTCTTGCTCTCATTATTTGTCTGCCTAATTTTGATGATGTAGGTACTGCATATGTTATAGTATTAGGTGTAAAAGTAATCATCTTTTCGCCATCAATAGCAGCAAGTTTTAAATCACCTTTAGTAAATAATAAATCACCTTGATAGACACCTCTAATACCTAATCTTTTTAAATCTCTTAAACAAGCAAGTAATTTATTTGCAACAGGACCAGAGTGATTTCTGCTTATGTCGCCAGGTGTATAATTGATTTTAGGTGTTTTGTTGAAGACTGATTTTGTACCGACAAAGAATTTGCCGTTTTCAGGATTTGTGCCACAGACTATAGCAGGAGCACCGTCCCACTTAACTGACATATTAACTCTTCCGCTAGAAGAACCAGCTAGCATATTTCTAACTGACTTTAAAAAATTTACTGCGTTTTCCCCACCTGCTGAACCACGATTAATTATATCGTCTTCTAGGTGTTCTAGGTGCGTATTCTTTTCTGTGGTAATAAAACCCTTAAAACTAAACATTTCTCTCCAATTTGTTCCATTAATATAATCACATTTTCCATATAAATCAATAATACTATTTATAATACTTTATCTCTAGTATATTTTAATAAAGAATCCGTTATTAGGATTGATTTTCTTAGCACCATTTATCATCTTATTCATAATAGTAGATAAGTCTTTTTTGTTTTTTACAAAAAAGTGCATTATTTTTAATCCTTGAATCTTCATAACCATATTTTCAGCAATACTTCTTTTAGATTTTGCAACTTCAATTAATTTTTTAAACTCTTTATAACTTATGTTTTTTTCATTTTTAACTTTTGATTCTTTAATAACGGTTTCATACATTCCATAAACTTCTTTACATTTATTTTCATCAAAATCTGAAAATGGTTTAGGTGTACCAAAATATCTTATACTATTAATTCTAGCGTCTTTATATAGACCCATAATATTATCAACCACTTTTGTAGAAACTTTTCCTAAACGACCTCCTGTTGGTGTACCATCAGATGTAATTTCAGTTTGTGCAACACCATAACTATGAGGAAATCCTCTAACTTGCATATTGATTTGTTTTCTTGTGTCTGTATTATTAAAAGTAAATAAACCTATTTCTTTACCTTCTGAAGTTAAGTTACAATTAAATTTTGCTATTTCAATATTAAAGTTTGCTACTTTAACCGTTCCTGGTATATTATTTTTATCTACATTTGCTTTATCTGCTGTTATCTGTTTAAGAGAAATAGGATACATAATTTTTTTCTCATAAAGTTTATATATTTTATCGTTAAACATATTAACTAATCCTTCTGAAACATCATAAGTATCTACTATTTTTTTCAGATCGTCTGTTACTGATTTTCTTTTACTTTTATTAATTACAAAAATATCTGCTGGATTCCAGGAATCTTTTTTTGAGAGATTTGCTTTTTTTACAAATTTATCAATAGTAGATGTAAAATCTGATTTATCGGTAGCGTCGTGGATAATTTCATAGTTAGTTAAAGACCCTACAATTTTTACGACCGCTGGTTTTGTAAGTTGAAATGTGTTATACCAATCATCAAAAGCATCTGGATTTTTTTCAAATATAGGTTCTTTAGTATCTTTAGCAGTTTCAATTTTCTTTGATAAAGACATAACGGTTGCTAACTCGCCTGCGTCTGCTAATGCTTTACCTAAAACATTCCTTGATCCACCACCCTTACCTGAAAATGGTGCTTTATCTATTTCTGTAAATGTAAAATATTTTTTACCATCTGTAAATATAGGTGCAAACTTGCCGTTAGGATCAAGTATTTTACTATACTTTTGAAAATTTGTTTGTGCTTTTTCTAACATATCAATATCTTTAGTTTTTTTAAACTTGTAGGACTTGCCGCCTTCTACTTTAATTGGCGTGCCTTTTTTAATTTTCGCTACAATAGATACGATATATTTTGATTTAGGTAAATCTTTCCTTTGAAATAATGCCATAGTTCTCTCTCTATAACATATTTATAAAGGAGCGTCAAGCCCTATGCCAGAGAAACCTTGGTATACCACCGTTTAATTGCCAGACACGGTGTTTGTTTTGGAAGTCTGCTAATTTTTGTGCGTCTTCTTCAAAGAAGTATTCCGCAATAGTATTTCTAGTAGGTTGTTCTATTACTTGCCAGAGAATTTTACGACCTTTCTTTTTCATCTTAACTTTGTAAGATAGAGTATCATATTCTTTATCCGATTTAGGTTTTCTATCACCCTTATGAAATCTAACTCTTTGTTTTTTCGGCATTAGTCTCCTTTCTGTAATATGTATTAAAACTTACTACTATTCTTTCTGTACTCATATTCGTATCGTCACCTGAACCGTGTGCTAACCAACTCGGCCACATTAATAACAATCCTGGTTCGGGTGTAATACATATATCGTCATCACATTTAACATATATGTTATTAGGATTTTGAAAATATAATTTACTACTTTTGTCATCTACTTGTAAAAATATTATACCAGAGATAATTGAATCTGGATGCCTATGATAATCTAATTTACTATGTTCTCCTTGTACATTACACCAAGAATTACTAATTTCTAAACTAGGATAATAAAGTTTTTCTTCTACTCTATGTTTTACTGAATGGTGTCTATCTAAAAAACCTTTTTTTGGAGTAAAAGTTGATTTTGCATTACCTACAAGAGCAGGGTGGTCTGTTAAGTCTTCTTTCTTTATATCTTTTATTAAACGATCTATAGCACCGCCTTTTAAAAAATTATATTGGGCGTGTATATTGGTTGTAAAGGCATTTAACTTTATCATTTTTTATCCCAATAAGAATTAAATCCTATAATAATTCTTTCTTTACTTTTGTTTATTGTATTACCTGAACCGTGCATTAAAAAACTTGGCCACATTAATAACATTCCAGGTGAAGGTTGTATTTCTGTTACTTCTCCTTGCATAGAAGTAGGATTTTGAAAGACCAACTTACTACTATTCCAATCTACTTTTAGATATAGGATACCAGACAAAACTGAATTAGGATGATTGTGCCATTTTAATGTACTATTTTCTTTTTGTATAGTACACCAAGACTCTGCCATTCTTTGATTTTTTAAAGGCATTTCTTTAACTATTCTTTCTTCTAAATCTTGGTGAAAATCTAAAAATTGATTTTGACTTACACCAATAGATGTTTTAGCATTGCCTTTTATATAATCATAATCTATCAATGACTTTCTATCTATACTAGCACATATTTTATCTATTTCAGATTGATCTATAAAATCTTCTTTTAGGTAATAGTCTATTGTAAATAATGTTTTCTTATTCATATCCTGGTAATATCGCCTCACTAGATTTATTTTTCCAATCTTGGCTTGTATGTGTTTTATCTTTATGACAACCATAACAAAGTGTTTGTAAATTTGTAACCTGATTATTATTTTTATTGCCATCAATGTGGTCAACTTGTAGAATACTACCACCAATTACATTATCTTTTAAACCACATCTACAACAAAACTTTTTCTTGTGTCTTGTGTATTTGCCATTAGCGTAATTGTATGCTTCTTCATTATGTCTTTGACAATACTTTCCCCATTTTTGCTTGCCTGTTTTAGGATCACGGCCTTTATTTTGTTGACCTTTTCCACATCCTACTATACAACAATTTCCTCTTATTTCACTAACTGGCATAATTATACTTTAAAATCTGAAAATTTATCGTAAGGGTCTTTATCATTATTTTCAACTTCCGTACCTTTATCAACTATATTTTGTGCTGTGTTTTCTACATCATAGAGTTTCATTTTTGCTCTATCTACACCTATAATAAACGATCTATTAATACCTGGATCATTATATCTATTCTTTAATTGTTTAACTTTCATTTGTCCTAGTTGTTCTAGTTCCTCATTTGATTGTAAAGCAAACATAAAGTCAGCAGTTGCAGGCAAACCAAAAGACTCTGCCGTATCTTCTAAACCAATATCAGTTGATACATAACCAGTTCTAGTTGTTTGTGTTGCACTAAAGATTGGTACATTAAACTCAACAGCAAGACCTCTTAATTCTTCAGCAATTGCCTTGATAAAGAAATATGATCCTACATTGCCACCTTTAAATCTAGCACTAGTACATATGTTAAGATAATCTATAAAGACAACATCTGGTCTAAAACTTTTCTTTAATGATAGTTCATTAAACAATGCTCTAAAATGACCTGCGTGAGCAGACGCAGTTGGATATTCTTTGATAATTAATTTACCAGTTGATCTGTTTTTTACTTTTAATATTTTAGAATCATACAAATCTTTTGGTAAATGATGTAGGTCGTCCATAGATACATCTAATAAATTTGCGTCAATTCTTTCAGCAATTCTTTCTTCCGCCATTTCTAAAGTAATATACAATACATTTAAACCTTGTGCCAAATAAGCACTAGCACAATGACACATAAACAAAGACTTACCTACACCCGTACCTGCAAGAGCAATATTTAATGTTTTACTTGGTACACCACCTTTTGTAATTCTGTTGAAGTAAGATAAATCAAATTGATACTTCTTCTCTTTTGTATGATAAAATTTAAATCTGTCGTCTGCGTCTTCTATATAATCGTGCCCTATATGTTTATCAAAACTAACTGCTAATGCGTCTGCAAGAATACTAGGTATTGCCTCTTGTGTTCTCTTTTTATCTTTACCATCTAAAATTTTTATACCGTCTAATACTGCATTGTGAACAGCACGATCTTTACAAAACTTTTCTGTTGTATCTAATAACCATTGTTGATCTATTTC